GAATGTGCGAAAGCTATTGTGGAAGGGGTTTTAAATAAATCTATTTCAACAGGCGGTTCATCTAATAGCAATTCTCCATCTAGCACTGATTCATACAAACTTGTTAAAGACTGCAAGATTTATACAAATGCTGATAATGCTAAAAACAGAAAGAATTCAGTAGGTACTTATAAAGCTGGAACTTATTATGTGTTTAACAAAGCTCAAGGTATGATTAACATCACTAAAACAAAAGGTGTTGCTGGTGGATGGATTAATCCTGCTGATAACACTTCTTCATCATCAAGTTCATCTTCTTCGAAATACTATAAGAAGTTCAACTCAACTTCAATCGTAGATGGTTTGAAGTCTATTGGCGTTGACTCTTCGATGACTAATCGTAAAAAGATTGCTAAAGCTAATGGTATTTCTAATTATTCAGGAGAATCTGATCAGAACGAAAAATTATTGGATTTAGCTAAACAAGGTAAGCTTAAGAAAGCCTAAGTCGCTATGGGGATATAACCATGATAACAATAAAATCGAAAGGTACATGGGAAAAAACAACTAGATACCTAGAAAGGGCTAAAAAAGGAGTTAGTATTAAAACCCTTGATAAGTATGGCAAACAAGGAGTTAGTGCTTTAGCGAGTGCTACTCCTTATGATACTGGATTAACATCTAGATCTTGGACATACGAAATAACTCAAAGTAAAGGTGTCGTTGCTATAACCTTTCTTAACACAAACATTCAAAATGGAATCCCAATCGCTATCATTTTGCAGTATGGTCATGGTACAAGAAATGGTGGATATGTACAAGGAAGAGATTATATCAACCCTGCTATTCAACCTATCTTCGACAAAATTGTAGAAGAAGCTTGGAGGGAGGTGACTAGAGAATGAGTAAGACTATAGATGAAAGAGTTGTCTCCATGCAATTTGACAATCGAAATTTCGAGAATAATGTCAAAACTACAATGAGCACTCTTGATCGTTTTAAACAAAAATTAAATTTTTCTGGCGCTACTAAAGGGTTAGAAAACATAAATGCAGCAGCAAATAAAGTTAACATGAGCGGAATGGGAACAGCCATAGATAGTATACAAGCTAAGTTCTCATCTTTACAGGTTATTGGTGCTACTGCGTTAGCTAATATCACAAATTCAGCAATAAATGCTAGTAAAAGAATCGCTTCAGCTTTTACTATTGATCCTATTAAAAGCGGTTTTCAAGAATACGAAACCCAGATTAACGCTATTCAAACAATCTTAGCGAATACTCAAAGTAAAGGTAGTACACTTGATGATGTAAATAATGCGTTGGATGAATTGAATAAATACGCCGATCAAACTATTTATAACTTTACTGAAATGACTAGAAACATTGGTACATTCACTGCTGCTGGTGTTGATCTAGATAAATCAGTAACCTCAATCAAGGGTATAGCCAACTTAGCCGCTGTATCAGGTTCGAATGCTCAACAAGCTTCAACAGCTATGTATCAGCTTTCGCAAGCCATAGCGTCTGGTAGAGTTGCACTCCAAGACTGGAATTCAGTCGTAAACGCTGGTATGGGTGGTGAGCTGTTCCAGAATGCGTTAAAAAGAACAGCGGAACACTTCGGATACAACGTTGATGGAATGATTAAGAAGTATGGTTCTTTCAGGGAATCTTTAACTAAAGGTGAATGGCTTACAACAGAAGTCTTAACTGAAACTTTAACACAGTTATCAGGAGCTTATAGCGAAGCTGATTTAATAGCTCAAGGATATACAGCGAAACAAGCTAAAGAGATTACTGAATTGGCTGAAACCGCGGTTAATGCGGCGACAAAAGTGAAAACTTTCACACAGTTATTTGACACTTTAAAAGAAGCTGCTCAATCGGGATGGACCCAAAGTTGGGAAATTATTATAGGTGACTTTGAAGAAGCCCAAGAACTCTTAACAGAAGTTTCCGATACTTTTGGAGGAATAATTAATAAATCTTCCGATGCTCGTAATGCTATGTTGCAGGGATGGAAAGATCTCGGTGGGCGTAAAGCTTTAATTGATGCTGTAAGAAACGCTTTTGAAGGATTAGGAAGTATATTAACTCCTATAGGTGAAGCTTTTAGGGAAGTATTCCCACCAATGACATCCGAACGTCTATATAATCTTACTGTGGGTCTTAAAGAGTTAACTGCTAAATTCAAAATAAGCGATGAAACAGCCAAAAATTTAAAGAGTACGTTTAAAGGATTGTTTTCAGCAGTAGGAATAGTTGTGGATGCGATAACCGCTTTGGTAAAAGGAGCTGGCACTTTAGTAGGCAGCTTATTTGGCATTTCTGGAGGGTTTCTCGGGGTTACTGCCGTACTTGGTAATTTCATAACTAAGATAAGAAACGGTATTAAAGAGACTAATTTATTCGGTGGAGCAGTTAAAATAATAACTGATTTGGTAGTTGGCACTATATCTAAAATAAAAGAACTTGGTGGCGCTATAAATAATGCGTTCAAAGGTTCCGGATACCAAGGAATAGTCGATGCGATGACTGGATTAGCTGAAGGTTTCGGTAACATTGATTTTTCAAAAGGTATTGGCGTTCTTAATGAGGGTATATTTGCTGCTATTTTATTAGGAATTCGTAAATTTATAAACGGTTTATCTGATCCGTTTGAGGGAGCTAATAATGTATTAGAAAATATTACAGGCATTCTAGATGATGTAAGAGGGTGTTTCCAAGCTTATCAAGAGCAATTAAAAGCCGGAGCTCTTATGAAAATAGCTAGTGCTATCGCTTTATTAGCGGCATCCATTTTCGTTATATCTACTATAGATGGAGAATCACTGGCTAAATCGTTGGGTGCAATTACTGTATTATTTATCGAATTAATAGCATCGTTGAATAAGTTTGGTAAACTTAGTACATCATTAGTGGGGACTATTAAGGCTATTCCTTTAATGATAAGTCTAGGCGTTGCTATGAATCTATTAGCAATAGCTTTAAAAAATATCTCGACCGTTGATACTGATGGTTTGATAAAAGGACTCGTTGGTGTTGGCATATTAATGGCTGAACTTAATATATTTTTAAATAATGCTAAATTCACTGGTAAAATTACCTCTACTTCTGTCGGAATAGTAATATTATCGTCAGCATTAGTGATATTATCGAAAGCTGTTAAAAACTTGGGGTCTATGGATTGGATGTCTATAGGTAGAGGATTAGCTACTATAGCCGGGTTACTTATTGAGCTAACCTTATTTACTAAACTTAATGGCTCAGCTACAAGTATGATATCTACGAGTGTAGGTATGCTTATTTTAGGAAAAGCTATGACCACTCTCGTTTCTGTTGTTAAAAGTTTTGGTAGTATGAGCTGGGATGGAATCGGTAAAGGACTTGCTGCTATGGCAGGAGCTTTGGTTGAAGTTTCAATCGGTATGTATATGATGCCTAAGAATATTATAACCATTGGTACTGGTTTGACTATCGTATCATATGCTCTAGATATTTTATCCAAATCAATAGCTAAGTTTAGCGGGATGAGTTGGGATGAAATAGGTAAAGGTCTAGCTGTATTAGGAGCGTCTTTAATTGAATTAAGTATAGCTTTACATTTAATGAATGGTACATTAGGAGGGTCTGCCGCTCTAATCATAGCGACTACTGCAATGTCTATGATGGTTCCAGTAATGAAATCTCTAGGAGATTTAAGTTGGAGTCAAGTGATTATAGGATTAACAACTTTAGCTGGAGCGTTCGCTGTTGTTGGCGTTGCTGGATTATTGTTGAGTCCGTTATTACCAGTATTGTTAGGTTTATCTGGAGCATTTGCGTTACTAGGAGTTTCTATATTTGGAATTGGTGCTGGTTTAGCCGCTTTAGCAACTGGATTTACAGCTTTAGCTGCGGCTGGCGTAGCTGGTGCAACATCGGTTGTGTCTTCATTACACATAATTATTACTGGTATCATAGGTCTTATTCCGGCTGTCATTAAAAGTCTAGCTGAAGGTATTGTCGTATTCATTCAAACAATAGCGAATTCATCAGCTGTTATAGCCGATAGTCTAGGTATATTTATCACTGAAATATTAAAAGCTCTAGCTAAATATTCACCAATGATTGTCGATGCTATTCTAGAATTCTTAATTGGTATAATGGAGAGTATCGCTAAAAATATGCCTAAACTAATTACAGCTGCGGTGAAACTTATAGGATCATTCTTCCAAGGAGTATTTGACGCATTCAAAGGAATTAGTCCCGATGCTATATTTAAGGGTATTGCTGCTGTTG